TTGAGCCTGCAGCATTACTGAAAAGCCGCGCGGCGGGGACATCCTGATATCCAATATCATTATATATAGGATTAAAATAATCCGACCCTTGATAGTTTAAATAATCAGGGGTGACGCCGCTCCAAAAATAAACAGGGCGAATGCTCAGCATGTCGATCATATAGCCAGGCTCGCGGAAATAGTAAGACTGTCGGCGACCCAGGCGGTCGTTGAAAGCAATAGCGCCACCTTGCTGACCGAGAGGATTTGTAATACCATTATCGCCGATCTGTCCATTAAAGTTGTTATTGCCGGCCTGATTCATGACGACCTGCACATTAACAGTCTGCGAAGCCGAGAACAAGAGCTTGGGGCGATCAACATGCTCGATCTTGGAAGCGAAGAATGTTTCAAGCCAATCGCTATAACGACTGCCGCCGGCGCCAAGAAGATCCTTGTATTCCTGAAGGCGAGAAGCAATAGCCAGCTGCGGAATAGTACTTACTCCGGACATGGAAACAGCAGACGAAGAACCTACAGGAATGAGACGACTGAAACGATCAGGATTCGAAGGCACAACGGCCATAGGATGCGCAAACAGGAAGGCCGAAATGCCAGTGACAGAGGCGTCGCCTATAGAAGTAGAGAATTGACCAGCAGGGCCGCCGCCGGAAACGATGTTAGCACCGCTAGGCAACGTACTAGAAACAGGATAGCCATCTTGATCACTACCCGAAGGGAGCTGAGAGTCGATTATCTGGAAAAACAAATTGCCCCTATTGAAGGTGTTATTCGTACTCGAGACGGCCGATGGGTAAAACTGACTCTCAAAATAAGCGTCGAGAAACTCCAGGTTGGCAAACTCTTGCTTAAAGAATGAAGCTCCCGCAGCAAAAGAATAGGAGTCGCTCAGAATCGACCAAGAGGCAGGCCACGCAATCGAATATAAAGACCACTGCGAATAACCATAGTAGTTGCGGACAATATCCCAATAAGCCAAATATGTATCAGCGTTCGCCCACTGATTGACAGCGGCACCAGAAGGGAGACTGGCAGTATAAGGAGGTTGGTTAGAAAGCTGAAGCGACGTCTTATTGGAGATACGGAGCCAGGCCATAAGCGAATTAGGATAGGCTCGCGAAACGCCAAGGGCGGAATTAGGGGTGGTAGTCCCCGAAGTGCCAACAAGAGCAGTAACCCAATTCAGGCTCAAGTTGTTCATGTCAAACTTACTACTATTCGTCCTCAATTCGGGGTGGTACAGCTGAAGCGGCACCCAAAAACGATGGAGACGAATAGTGTAGGGGTTAAACGTCGGAACAGCGAGAGGGTTGCTACGAACGTCGATGCCTTGCTCGATAGAAACACGATCGCGGCTGTTAATAAAATCGATACGCACCGGATACAAAATCCCCGGTGTACACGTAAAGGCTTTACTCTCAGGGACATCATAGCGAGAGTAACCATTTACGGCATGTGAGATAAAAGGTTGTTTTCCCATAAATTAAGTAATTAGTTGAAGTTTATAATGGTCTCGCCAAAACTGAAAAATATCCAAATCTAACCAAGTGGGAGGGTCAAAATCGGGCATCTGGCGAGAAGAAGTGGCAAAACGCATCATTTGCTTTTGCTCCCACGTATACGTCTCTCTACGGGATACGGAGGAATTGAGACCGAACCGCTCAACACACAAAGACACAATACGCCTAACCAAAGGAGACTTGCTGAAACGTGCATAACTATCAGCAGCGGTAATCGAACGTATAACTTCGTCCTCCGGTTTAAGGTAACGACTATAGTATCGAGGAATCGAGTAATTATAATTGACAGAGGTCTTAATATCATAATAAGACCACGACGAAGTACGGGCAGAAGGGCGAGGCATATAACCAAGAAAATCACCAACGCCAGCAGATATGAATTTTCGCGTATAACGGCGATGTTGGAGGAGGACAGATAAAGGTGTAAGTTTTCCATCTACAGTAACATATTTATCCGAAATTTCTTCGGGGTTGAATTGAATTTGTTTGGTAACATATTTTACGCAATAGCGAACGCGCTTATGGGTAGCCTTTGACAGCCACACAAAACCAAGGTCTCGAACGGCAACGCGAATAGTATTATAGAGGACGTTTGTGCCAAAGAGAAAGCCGTGAAAGTGCAATCGAGGTTCATTTCCTATTTCAGGGTGTGTGCCAAATTCTTGAAAGAAAGCATGCTTAAACGAATGGCCGAGTCTGTGCCGCAAACGCTCGTTGAAACGACGGATGAATCGGGAAGGATCAAGCAGAGCTTCGTTGTAATACTTCGGAGCAATCGTTATAGTAACGAAAGTAGCCTGCTGATTATTAGCCTTGCAGTAGGCGAGCTCACGCTCTAGGCGGACAAACCAGTCATTACGCTGACGCCGCAAGCAGTCCTCGCACTTTCCGCATGGGACCATCAGCCATTGGCGGGCAACATCCCAAGGACGAAGAGCCAAGGCCGATTTAGCAACATCGGAGCCGCCACGGCAGGGATTCTTCTTGTCGAAGTAACGCCGATTACGTATCCATATGGGAGAGGAACAGGCCACTAGAATAGACTTTTGAGACAATCAAACTTAATATAGGGGTTGGTACGACGACAGCGAGCAAGGTAATCGTTCGCCGGAATTTCGTCGACAAACCAAGCGATAGTAACTCGCTTTTTGCCGTGATATGCGCCAACAGAATAACGATGAGGGGCGCTATTAACAATAGGGGAAAACCTAGGTCTGAAATCGAAATTATCCATAATTTAAAAACATTGCTCTACACTTAAAGAAAAAGCCTGCGAGAGACTTTTCTCCCGCAGGACTAACGAGTTAAAGAACTCTTCCACCAAGCGGGCGGGTAACTACCTTAGTTCCCTTTCCCTTCTTCTTTCGTCGCGACTTCATCGTCATTAAGATTATGGTCAAACATGAGAACAAGCGTATTATCGAAGAACTCGATACTGAAACAAGGAAGATCTTCACATGCAACAATAAGCTCAGAGACATCCGAATGGTTAACGTAAAGCGAATCGCTGATGTCTGAACTCTTCAAGAAGCACGCGATAGGAGAATTCGCAATAGCGCTAAAAGGAAGGGGAGAGAACTGACAATTATCAAGATGGCCTACCTGAACGAGGTCAATTTTGAGAGCCGGGTTAATACGGCGAAGAACAACATGAATGTGTGTCATAATAGTATAATTCAAAGTTTCATTTAAAGCTCATTGTAAAACTGAATCCAAGCTTTTGAATGTTCAAGCCAGAAATCGTAACCCTCAGGAGTTGAGGGGAAAATAAAAGCAGAGGAGATGAGGGACTCGGGGCCAAGACTAGGCGAACGATAAGCATGTCGAATGTGTTCACGCAGGCATGCTCGAAAGGGCACCCCAGTCGGAGAAATGCGGTCAAGGTTCATCCTGAAGGCAGCAAATATACCTCGACGAATAAGCCACTCTACAAACGCGTACTCTACAACATCGATTAACAGTTCGTCAATTACAGGTTGCTTAAACTTTTTCATAATAATAAGATTATTGGTTTACGAGACAAATCTAGCAACAAAAACTTAAAATGCAAAAAAAAAATCAACAATTCTAACGAGATCGACGAGTAGTGCCATATGTGCTAGAGTGACCACTACGATTCATTTCCGTTTTCGCATAACCGACAACATTTCCTCTCGAATCATAACGAGTCGTCAACGAAGAGCCCGCAGAGCTACTCGAAGAGCCGCCAGCGGAAATAGTGCTGGCAGCACGAGACATTCCACCTCGGATAATACCAGCGCCAACAACGCTACCAGCGACGCCTATAAGGGCCTTCGAAATCTCGATATACGGGTCAAGTTTTGCGTTACGAAGGGCAATGCGAGCCTGTTCAGGGAGAAACTCAGAAGCATTCGCCTGGTTTATGACGGTTTTATTATGGAAATCCTTAAGAGACATGGAAACCTTAAAAGAACGGGGACCAGGATTTGCGCGAACGACAGGGTTGGAGCTACGAAGATTCTTATCGTACTGGGGATTCGGAATCTCAACGTCAAACTGCTTATCCCAGTTGTTCGAAAGTTCATAAGCAGAATCAAGATTATCAAGACGAAGAGATTGGATCACCTCGCCAGCCTGTTCACCGAGAACCTGATTGAGCGCGCCCTGGGTATTCATCATAAAGGCCTGGGCCGACATAAGTTTACCCAAATTGTCATTCTCAATACCCAGATTCTTAACCATTGCAGCAACGAGAGCAGCCTGATTCTTCTTTTCATCAATAGCACTCAAAAGGGTAGCATCGGAAATAAATCGATTATTCTTTTCTATATCCTCCTGAATCTTAAGAACATCGCGAGCGGCCAAGTTGTGAGCAGTAATAGCCGCATCGAGGTCGACACGAGCTCTAGCCATAGCAACATAAAGTTGATTACCAACATTCTGGTCGTCAATAGAACGAGCTTCAGCCGCATCACGAGCAGCGGCAGCCTTATTGCGTTCGATGGTTGAATTGACGCCCATAGCATCAAGGGCAACTCCAGCAGCGGCAGAACCAGCACCAGGGGGTAGGGGGCTCGAAAAATCAAAAGATCCACCAGATGGGCCAGAAGCACCTACATTACCGGGAGAACCGCCAGACATAGTAGCATTAACGCCAACACCTGAAGAGCCCAAAACGGCAGCAGGTGTGACGCCAGCTTTGAGATAGCGATCGAAGACTTTCGAAGGATCGTTATAAGCGTTTTCATAATCGAATTGCTTCTGCCAATTAGCGTAGTTGATTTCTCCCTGCTTCTGCATCTGCTCTAAAGCATACTGCTGTTGCAGCTTCATTTGCTTTTGTTGATACTTCCATTGCCTTTTAAGGGATGGTTTGAAAATACCGGAAGCAACCTGACCACCAGCGGAAAGACCTGCGGCGCCAAGGATAGCGCCCGTGGAAACCGGCTCAACATAGCTTTTGAAATCAATAAGTTGCATACTAGGGAAGTGTAAAATTGTTTGAACGAATAATATAATCTACTCGAACGGTATCAATATGAACACCCGAACGGGCAACCTTCGCTTGCGCGGAACACGAGGACAAGAAAAAGGTAGCCAAAGCAGCGACAATGGACGAGACGAGCGTCCAAAAGGCTTTCGACTTGTAAAAGGGTTTCTTAATATCAGACATAGGGGTAGAATTTAAAGAACGATAGAAAAATGCGCGGACTCTCCTGCAGTCGTTACCAATAACCTTCAGCAATTCACGGACTCTCGCAGAAGGGGTCCGCGCACGTAGCATATATCGTCAAGTAAAGTAAATACTATTTTTCTTCAGAGGTAGCAGACTTCGAAGCAGGTTTCGACTTATCCAATTCTGAATCAATAAGTTCCTGGCCAACTTCAAGTCCATCGAATTTATCCATACGAGAGAATGAATTGGGGTCGAAGTCAATTTCAGGATTAAACCTCTCCTCCTTCTCGAAATCAGAAGGCTCTACCACCACATCCGGACGACCGGGCAAAACGTCAACGGAGCCAGAGCCGTCAAGGACAGACATAATTCGCTGACCGCGGGAAACATAAGCGGGAGCGTCCTCAAGTAACCAATCAAGTGCCATAGAATCAGTAAATTAGCGATTAGACAAACGGGTTGCAAAAGTCTTGTTGATCAAGTTCTTCTTCTGAACCGAATAAGACATATTTATAAAGAAATTATCCTCTACATCAGAAGCAAAGGGGGAATTAACCTGAGCCATATCCACAAAGAGTGCAGGATAATAATTAGCGCTAGCGGAACCTACATACGAAAAACCAAGCGAACGCTGCTGTACCCAATACGAGTAAAGAGCCTTGGGGGTACCTATCGAAGGGGCAGGGTACGAAGACAGAGAGCCCAATACCTCATCATAAGATGAACGAAACTCGTTAAAACAAGGCTCGTAAGCAACGGAGAGTCCAAGGTTTGAGCCTGCAGCATTACTGAAAAGCCGCGCGGCGGGGACATCCTGATATCCAATATCATTATATATAGGATTAAAATAATCCGACCCTTGATAGTTTAAATAATCAGGGGTGACGCCGCT